TGATTGGCATATTAGCTATACCACACACTCTAGTCATGGACCTCGTAGAAATTTTGAGGTTCTCAAAAATAGAATTTTTAATACACGTAACGCAATTAATCGTTGGATAGATTGGGTTGACATTAAAAAGAAAGATCCTAACCTATTCGTTTATAATGCGTCTATTACTAAAGGCATGGTTCCTTTAGTACAAAAGATTTGGCCTAGACTTAAGCAGCAATTACCTAACGCTAAATTAAAGATTATCGGTGGATATTATCGTTTCAATAACGAACCCGTTAGCGAAGCACAACAGAATTGGATTAATTTACAGAATTCTGTAGCTCATGATAAATCTATCGAATTTACAGGGATTATTCCTCAACCTAAAATTGCGGAAATTATGGCCGAAGCTAGTTATAATCTCTATCCAGGTGCATTTCCTGAAACATCAGGTATTAGTATTATCGAAAGTATTAATTACAATACTCCTGTTATTGGTACAAGATTTGGTGCTATGGAAGAATCGGCTACTGAAGCAGCAGGATATTATATCGACTTTCCGATAGAACCTAATGGACTATTTCCTTGGATTAATACGGATGAACAGGTTAATCGATATGTTGATCTAGTATTACATGTAGTACGAGATCCTTATCTACATCAACAAAAGCAATATGCTTGTAATGCAGCTAAAGATGTATCCACATGGGATGCTGTTGCATTACAATGGAAACAGCATTTTTATTACAAATTAGGATTAGAGCTATCTGTTGAAGAACAGGCTACAGTTGACTGGATTAATTATCGAGTACATAAAGTATTCGGTCGAAGGATCTTAAATCCAGAAGAAGTTATTATACCATTGCCTGCTACAGATCTATCTCCGTTACCGATGCCTCGTGCTAAAATTGCCTTCATTGATATTGTAGGTATGTCCTATGACGGCGATACACTTAATAAAAAGGGTATGGGAGGAAGTGAAAGCGCAGTAATTCTTAATTCTAAAGAATTAGTTAAACTAGGGTTCGATGTAACAGTTTTTAATGCTTGTGACGAAGGGGATTCTAAACCAGGTATATACGATGGCGTAATCTATCGTCCGTTGTCTGAAATTGCAAATGACAAAACTGTTTATCAAGTTGTTATCAGCAGTCGTGTGGTAACTCCGTTTGTTCCGAACCATTATTACAATTATTCACAAACTACAAATAGAAAAATTGACTATACTGCATTCGAACATATGCGATCAACTGCTAAGTTAAAAGTATTTTGGATGCATGATACATTTTGTTGGGGTGACGATATTTTAGAAGATTTGGTAGCTATGAACGCTATCGATGAAGTATGGACATTGAGTGATTTTCATACATTCTATGTTATGAATGCAGCACACCCGCGTATGCGTATGTACGAAGTATTCCGTAGACATAGTTGGATTACACGAAACGGCATAGTCAAGTATTTCGATTCGGTAGATTTAGATACGAAAGATCCTAACATGTTTATATTCAATGCTAACATGAGCAAAGGACTAGATCCTTTATTGAATCTAGTTTGGCCTAAAGTTAAAAAACGTATACCATCTGCAAGATTGACTGTGATCGGAGGCCATTACAAATTAGGTGCAGCCTTTGCTCACGACGATGAAGAAACAGAATTTATGAAAATAGCAGGACCTCATTTAAATGATGCTACTATTACATTTACAGGAATTGTTGATCAGAAAACCGTTGCAGAGATTTCTGCCAAAGCCAGTTATTTCCTGTATCCTACAGCTTTTCCAGAGACATACGGAATTAGTACATTAGAATCACTATATGCTAATACCCCGTTAATTACTTGTAGATTCGGAGCATTGGAAGAAACTGCAAGCCCACAAGGATATCTTATCGATTATTCAGCAACTCCTAATAGTCTATTTCCTAATGTTAATGCAGAAGAACAGTCTAATCTTATTGTAGAACAGGTAGTTGCTGCTTATCAAAATAAAACAGAACATCGACGTAGAATGAAAGCATTAGACGAGATTAAAGACCTAGTAGGTTGGGATGTTGTCGCATTAGAATGGAAGCAACATATCTATGCTAAATTAGGGTTATATCTCAGCAGGGGTGAAAGTCAACAGGCCTCATATACTAAAAATAAGTATCATAAGATATTTAATCGAAGATTAAGTACCAGCGAAGAATGGCTTGCTCCTAAATTAGGACCTGAACAAAAGATCGTTGTAATTAGCCCATTCTATAATGCTGAAAAATATATCGAACAATGTATTGCTAGTGTGGCTGCTCAAGATTACGACAATTATGAACATTGGTTAATCGATGATGCTAGCACAGATAATGGCCGAAATATTGCATTAAATTATATTAAACAGCTTCCTAAAGAAATACAAAATAAAATTACAGTAGTACATAATGATGAAAATCGAGGGGCTGTTTATAATCATATGCAAATCATTAGAGATCTCAACCCTGACGATATTATTATGATGTTAGACGGCGATGATAGTTTGATCAATCGCCCGGATATTTTCGATTATTATAATACTATACATTACAACCATGATTTTACATATGGGTCCTGTTGGAGTGTGATTGATAATATTCCATTAATTAGTCAGCCGTACCCGCCAGAGGTGATCGAATCTCGCAAATTTAAAGATTATCGTTTTAATTGGAAAATGCCGTATACTCATCTAAGAACCATGAAAGCTAAATTATTGTTAGATGTACCAAATCAAGCATTCCAAGACGATAATGGAAATTGGTTTAAGGCCGGTGGAGATAATGCCACCTTCTATAGTGCATTGTATAATTGCGATCCGGATCGTATCTATGTAGTTCCTGATGTTGTTTATAACTACAATGATGCTAGTCCTTTAAATGATTACAAGGTTAACAAAGAAGAGCAAGATCGTACAATACAAAATATTTTCGGAGATAACGAAGATAATGTTATTCGGTTGCCGAAGAGAACTGAAATAACTAATACGCCTACAGCAATTACTGCACCTGTTGCTAATAAAGGCCCAGTAAAGCGAATTCTAATAGCTATTCCTACTAATAGAAATATCGAAGCACAGACTTTCAAGAGTATATATGATCTAATTATACCAGAAGGTTATGATGTAACTTTCCAATATTTTTGGGGATATCAAGTAGATCAAGTACGCAACTTAATTGCACATTGGGTCGTAAATGGCGGGTTTGATTATCTATTTGCAGTAGACAGCGATATTTCATTTGAAACAGACACATTAGCAAGATTGTTATCACACGATAAAGACATTGTAACCGGCATCTATATACAACGTATACCAGGAACTCATGTTATTGAAGTAATGCGAAAAAATGCCCATGGTGGTGTATCGCATGTTGATTGGAATACTATTAAAGGGCGTGGATTGGTGCCCATTGATGGGTGTGGATTCGGGTGTGCTCTAATAAAAGGTGAGGTTTTTAGAGCAATTCCTTACCCGCATTTCTTATATCACAGTGCGATCGATCATGCAAATACTGTTAGTGAAGATGTTCATTTCTGCAATCAAGCTAGAGATAGAGGATTTACTCTTTGGGCAGATACAAATGTGATTTGTGATCATATCGGCTCATGGACTTTCAAGGTAGATAGAAGTTGAAAATACTAATAAATACTGGATGCGTATTAATGAATTATTAGAAGAAAAACAGCCAGAATTTAGAGAAATTTTAAGAGATTTCTTCCCTTTAGCTAAAAAAATCATAGGATTAGATAGTGTTCCTACTATCAAATTCGTAAAAAGGGTTGCAGATAAACAACAGCCTACTTTTGGAAAGTTCATAAATGATCAGGGTGTTATCTATTTAGGTATAGAAAATCGACATCCTCTAGATATATTACGCACATTAGCACATGAATTAGTACACTATAAACAAGGATTAGAACACCAATTAGACGCAACTAGCGGGCATACTGGTAGTCCTGCTGAAAACCAGGCACATGAAGTTGCTGGCATTGTAATGCGTCATTTTAATAAAACATATCCTAAATATTTTTCCGCACTTCCGGTTAATCTAGAGGAAGGAAAATGGAATGATTTTAAAAAAGAATTTGTTCGTAAAGGCAAACAAAGTTTAGCTACCGCTGCAGCAATAGGTGCATTTAGCGGAGGAGTAGCAGGATATGATTATGCTAAACATAAGTTTCAACATCCTCCTACTTATCAGCAGCAGCAACAGCAGCAACCCCAAAAATTAATACCGTCTGATGATAATGATGACTTTTATAAATCAATGCCTCCGGACGAAACTGTCCCTGACATTGATGTTAATCCTCCTAAAAAGGAATTGCCGGTACAGGCTCCATTAAGTCCAGAATATTTTAAAAAATACGTCGAAACACAAAAAAATACTGTCTTTAAAGATCCTACAGAAAATGCTCTTAAAAATGCTGCTATGAAAGCAGGAATTGTAGGGTTAGAGCTAGATCAATTTCTCGGTCAATGTGCACATGAAAGTATACAATTTACCGAATATGATGAAGCTAAGAGAAACGGGCATTGGAGAATGGGCACCGAAACTCTTACAAAAGCATGGTTTTTAGCTAATCGACACTATTGGAAATATAGAGGAAGAGGACCAATACAAATTACCTTGGAATCTCAATATAAAGCAATCGGTGAATATCTAGGAATAGACTTAGATCATCATCCGGAATTAGCATTATCTCAAAAATATATGATTCCTATTGCAATTGCTTATTGGAAAATAAATGTGCAAAAACGGGTTCCGAAAGATCAAATGTGGGATACCGGAAAAGTTACTAAAGTAATTAATCCTCGTGGATCTCGTGAAGCATTAGAGAAAAGACATCTACTTGTACAACAATTTACTAATTGGTTCAAAGACAAAGTAAAACGAAGCGAAGGAAAAGGTTCGTAATATATAAGGGCTAACATGAGCCACAATTCTGTTCTGAACATAGATAATTTTGAACAGCTCTTAAATGAAGATAACTTTTCCAATCTATTATCTACATTATCTGGTAAAGATAACCTCGAAGATTCTTTACAAAGCTTAGTTAAAAAGAATGAAACTATTGTAACTAAAAAAACAGTTACCGTTGTTGTACCTGTAAAAAAAACAGTAGTTGTTACTAAAAAAACAAAATCACTCAAATTAAAAAAAGAAATTGTTGCATTATTAGCAACAGCATTATATGCATCTAGTTGTGTAGATATTAATGATAATAACTTTAATATACCCATTAATGATCATACTACTACTGAAGAACATTCTACAGATTCAACTACTATAACACCTACTGCACATAAGAACGAAACTGTTGTAGAAAAGTTAGCGCATATGTTTTTAATAGGGAAAATTATTAATTCTCTAAAACCTAGTGATATCGATAACACAATGCCTGTCATTAATGATCGTAGTGATGAGGATGACGAAGTTAAACAACCTATCGTTACTTTTGATACACGATCTCTAGATGAATTGATGGGCGAAGCTAGATCTTTATTACTTGAAAAAAATGGTACATATGATCAAGCAATTGCTGATTTGCGTTCTATTATACTTACTCATCCAAAAGAAGAATCTAGATATGCGCATGAATTATTAGGATACGCCTACGAGAAATCTAAAAATTTTCCCAAAGCTATGAAAGAATATCAAACTTACTTAGCCTTATATACCGACGATGACGAGGATCGTACTAGAGTAAGACAGCGTTTAATGTCTTTAGAAATATTAGAACCTTCGGGCTTTGTTATAGGTAAAATTAATAAAACACGCGAGCCGCACCATGGAGATAGTTTTGATTTTTCAGGGTCAACATCGGATTACTTATACGCAACTTCAAACTCTACTAGAGGAAGTAATCAGTCAGCAACACAAGTAGATTGGATTACAGGTATACAAGCCTCTTTAACAGAAGTACATAATCAATATACACTATCATCAAAGTTAAGATTTACTGAGATTAAAGATCTTAGTTCTAGTTCAGGCAATAGAACTAATTTAACAACAGCATATGTTGATTTTGCTGATACATTTAAAGGATATAATATTCGTTTAGGCAGACAGTCTAGTATTGCCGGAGCATTAGGAAAATTTGATGGATTGTCGGGTAGTGTTAAACTTACTGATGATTTAAAATTATCTGCGGCTGCAGGGGTTCCTTATGCTACTGCTGTATCTCAAACTAAAAGAACATTCGAAGGAGTTGAATTAGAATATAATCTTAATCAAGATTGGACTACAGGAATTTATCTAAACCGTGGAATAGCTGATGGGTTCTTAGAACGTATGGCTATTGGCAATAATTTAGAATATAAAAATAGAGTAGGTAATATTTTATTAAGAACTGAATATGATACAGTTTATCATAGTCTTAATTTAATTTCTTTGCAAGGAACTTATTATACTAAAAATTTCGACATATTTACTGTATTTGAAAGAAGAAAATCACCAATGCCTTATGGAGATGTTGCATTGAATTTAGGAGCATTATCATTAGATAAACAAACTTATAATTCAGTCAGCGATCTTATAGGAAAATCCGGTCTAACCACTAATGAAATTTATACTTATATATCTCAATCAACACCTATAGCAACATCAGCTATTATAGGTGCTAGAGAAAAGATTTCTCGAAATTGGGAAGCTACAATCGATGCACAAGTTACAAATTTATCAACAATTCCAGGATTTAATTTAAACCCAAACTTCGATCCCATTCCTATACAGGTCGGTGATTCAAAAAATTATTCATTAACTGCCCACTTAAAAGGAGATAATATTTTCTTAAAAAATAATAACATAGAATTTGTAGTAAATGATTCTACTGGGGGACAAAAATCTTCCTTCTTTACTGTAGCTGATAACTATAAGTTTGGAGATAAGAGTAAGAACAGCATTTCAACTATTCTTAGATATGACGCAACTGATGCAACTTATGGTAAAATGAGCACTGTATCTGCAGTATTGAGAGGATTCTATGCTTTAAGTGATAAAGGTATGCTAGAAGCTCAATATTCACGGTCATTAACTAAAACCAATAACACGCTGTTCCTTAATCCAGACAACACAAATCAAAGTTTTTATATCGGGTATAGATATGATTTTTAGAATAATAGCAATACTTTTTTTATTACTTGTTAGCGATCGTGTATATGGTGCAGAATGTACAGCTTATCAAACATTACATCCTCGCTATCCATTAACAGGTGCACATTTAAGTACTGGAAAATGCACTACGTGTTCTTTTTGTCATGTACCAGCAGGCAATGCTGTTTGGATAGGAACTCCAAATACCTGCATAGGTTGTCACAACGGAAATCCTAGTATCAATGGCATGGTACGTAGTGCTAAACATCTGCCTACTTTATTATTAGATTGTGCTGGGTGTCATAATACTACTGCATTTAATAGTTTCGCAGGAATTACACAAACTATGATCCATAATACTGGATATCCTACTGTTAGATGCGACGGGTGTCATAATGGTAACTATACCTCATATAATGCGCAAGGTAAAGGAAACGGTCATCCTACTACTGTAACTAAAAATGGAGTAAAAATTCTAGTTACTAGTGTTGACTGTAATTATTGTCATAGTCCGAACAGTTCTCAGTTCGATGATTAAAGCAGAATTTAGGTAAATAAATGTAAACCTTACAGGAGGGCTGCCATCGTGCAAAAAATTAAAACACTCTTTATGTCTATTATAATGACAATTGCATTAGGAGTATCTTATATTACTGTACCAACAGTAATTGCCGGATCAATGTTGGCATTTTCGGGCACAGCAGACGCTGCCGAATGTACATTGTATGAAACACTACATCCTAATTTTCCTTTAACAGGTGCACACTTATCTACCGGTAAATGCAGTACTTGTGCCAGCTGCCATGCAGGAGGTATCTATTTAGGTACTCCTAAAATTTGTGCAACATGCCACAATGGTAGCCCAATCGGACAAATATCTGCTCAAACTATAGGAAGATCAGCTAATCATATTCCGATTGGAACTGCTAGTTGTGATTCTTGCCATAATACTACCAGTTTTACAGCATCGTGGTCTATGAATCACGCAAGTGTAAGTAGTTTAGCATGTAACACTTGCCACAATGGGTCATATACAGCATACGGTGCTACGGGACAAGATGCTAATCACGCTCCTGAAACAGCTGATTGTGGTGCTTGCCATACAACTCTTGATACCCCAACACATACTAATGCTGATTGGACTATGTCTCACGCAACAATTCACGCTGGTGTTACAACCGGCTGTGTAAGCTGCCATAATGGTACATATTTTGAAACTGCAAGTCCTCCGGCATTTGGTAAGAAGGATTATGCTCCTGGTCATCCAGTAACTAGTGACAATTGCGAAACTTGCCATAGTATTAATAACACATTTAAGTGTGCATCTTTAATTGAAGATAAAATGCTTAAGAAAATGATGTCTACACAATTTGCTTGGATTATGCCAAAAAATAAGACAGCAAAATCGACAACATTTGCTATGCTGAATATAAAGTTAAATCTTAAGAGCTAAAAGCCAAAATAAAACGCCCCGAAAGGGGCGTTTTACTATCACGAAGTAATTTATTTTTATTGTAGGCTATGCCACTTTTACTTCTTTGATACGCCGGCATTAACAAACGCATACATCTTTTCTGCAGTAGCTAATACTTGATCTAGACCAGGAAATTCTGGCATAGCAACGGTAGATACTAATTCTCCAGTCTTTTCGTCTCGCTTAGAGCTTAGTTCCCATCCAGCAAACTTAGCACTATATTCGGCTTCGACAAGATCTTTAGCCATACTAAGAATGTCTGTCCTAATTTCGTAACCATTCTTATTAAACTTAACTTCAGGAACTTTTGGTGTGTAATCGTTCAACGACATTTTTATTCTCCTTTGTATGTGTGTATGTCTTTAATTAACTTGCAATATTATACATAATCGTGCATTTAATTACAAGATTTCTTAACAGGCTTTGTAACCCATTCAACTTCTTCTTCGGTTACTGGTTGCCAACGATTTAAAAAATACCAATTTGCAAAGGCGGTGATAGTAGTGTAATACATTATACACGTTCCTTTGTTGGTTGAGGTTTTACTAGATCAGGCCACATTGCAGTATAAACTGCAGCAAGATTACGACCATTATTTTCTAGACCTTTTACATAGATTTCTAATAGTTTAATGAAAAACTGTTTAATCATCTGTCTCTCCTTTGTGTGTATGTGTATTTATATTATATGTTGCAATGCAACAATAATCAACAATAAATCCTTTCAAATTACATGTGTAAAATATTTGGATAAATATCATAGAGAAAAAGGTTAACACCGTGCAGAAAAAAACAAAAAGTCTTTTAGATGAATTAAATGATTTTGCTGCTAGAAAAGATAAAGAAACTATTCTAGAATCTAGGGCAAGTCATATTATCGATTCGGCTATCAATTTTTTAAAACATATCAGAGAAACATTTGATCCTGAAGTTGCATATGAATTAGAAAGACGATTCATTAATAGCATTAAAAGCGGTGATAATGCTAAATTTACACGCGGCATACGTAAAATTAAAGAAAATAAAGAAATTTCACAGGGTCTCAAGATCATTAATGGTAATGTAAAACATGATGATTAATAGCCTATTCTAGGGTTTTTTTGGTTTATTGATAAATATTTGCATGATTAGCTCACAAGGCTATCACAAAATTAAGGAGAAATAAAATGGCTTCGATTAATCGCGTTCATGGTGGTTTATTATCACCGAAGAACTTTGCAGGTCCTGCGTTACAAGATTTTACATTAACATTCTGGGGTCCAGATGGTTTAAAATTATGGGCTGACTATGCTGGTACAGTAGGTGCAGTCGGCGGCGGAAATGGCGGTGCATTTACCGGTGGTGGTGTTTACTCAGCAACTACAGGTACTGCAGCCGGTGGTGTATTCGATCAGGTATTCCGCTCAGCGGTGACACAATTCGGTTCACTTAGCCGCGTCGGTACATTAAATACTACCAATGCTGCTTATACAATCAATTTTGCTTTAGAAGCATTAGGTGTTGATCCGTTTAGTCCGAGCGGATTGGGATTAGGGTCTGTAGAAGGCACAACTGCGAGTACAGTTGCTGCTGCATTAACTGCTGCTGTTCAAGGACTAGGCACAGTTAATGGTGTTACATTAAACACTGCAAGTGTTAGTGTTACAGCACTCACATACTAAGTTAATAAGTTAGTAGATGATAATGAAAGGCGATCTTTATGATCGCCTTTCTTTTTGATTATAAATACCTATAACTTATTAAAGTAGGTATATAATGGAAATCATCGAAATTAAAACATTAATTGATATCACAAAGCCTGAAATTGCTCGTGCAGGGTATGGATCAGATCTAGAACAAAATCAATTCAAAAATTGGACAACATTACAACAATGTATCGGGTTACGAAGCAATATAGAATGGGACACTCCTCCTAGTGTCGAAACAGCTGATATTAAAGGTATGGGTTTTGGTAACAGATATAAAGGCGAACACAAAATATGGACTTTTAAATTCTATACTGATAGATCTTCTGCCTATAGCGATGATAATGGTAACTTAATCGGTTTATTACTAGACGATGTAGATCAAGTACCGATTATTCAAAATTTAACAGAAACGATAAATATTTCAAAAGCGGTGTTTAATTTAAACAGTCCGCAGTACAAAAATACAATAATTACGGCAACTATCAGGCAAATCGAGGCACAAGAAAATGTTATTTAGAACAGGAGATACCTTTAATGCCTGCAATACAGGAACCGTCGAATATAGAATCTGAAAATTTAGAAACACATGTCGCACTATGTGCATTACGTTATGCTACTCTAGAAAATAGATTAGATACTATCGAAAAAAAGGTCAGCACACTACAAGAAGTGATCGAAAAAAGTCATATGAGTATGATTCGGGTATTGATCGGTACTGCAGGAACAGTTGTAGCAGGCGTGCTATCGACACTTGTAGTAATATTATCTAAATCACATTAATATGCGGATAAGCCATTTATTAGAAAATATAACAATTATCCTAAATAATGAAGAGAGGGATTTTGTTAATAGACATCGAGATTTAATTTCGATATCTAGTCTAGATGAGCATGATGCATGGGTTGCTCAAAATTTAGTTAGAAAGCATGTATATGAAATAACTAATAATGGCAAAACAATTAAATTAAAGAACCATGCTAGCAGAAAAACAACTTTATAGAAAAATCGAAGAACTTGCCATCGAAGTGAAAGAAACACTTAGAGAAAAAGGCTATGTAATCCCTGCCGAACGAGAAGATGGAAAAATAAAAATAGGCAATTATTATATATGTAAAAATAACGGATTCTTTGATATAACAAATCTACGCAATCAAATGTTATATGAAAGAATTAATTTGCCTCAAACCGCATTAATTATTGCTAACTCTTTAGCATTAGGGCAAGATATTGATAATAAACTTTTAGAAAATGATCAGCAATTCGGGTATAGTTATTTTGAAGAGTTAAATTATAATAGATTATCTAAAGTATATCTTAATAAAAGAGATTACGACAAATTCAATTCTCTGTTAATAAAGCAAGAATTGGCACAAATACGTTCTAAAAATGCTAAGAATTACATTTTAACTAACTTCGAAAAACTTAGAAGAATGCGATAAATACTTTATCAACTTTTGGGTTAAACTATGAAGACAACAGATTTTAATTTTCAAATTTCTAGTAAATCATTAAACGAAAGTATGTTTAAGAAATTCGGCGTCAAAGTCGATCTCGAAAACTATACTAGAGAAGAACTAGAAAACTATCGTAATATTATTCGCACTAAACTCAGCCAATCAGAAGGTAATACAGGATTTAATGATCTATTGGCAAATGAAGATTATCAAAAAGATAAACATATGCTAGATTTACTTAATAGTCGAATTAAAGAAATGCTAGGCGAGTCTATTCTTAATGAAAAATCTAAGAGTGAAAAACAAGCTAGAACAATGGCTGCTGCTGCGCACAATCCTAAATTTGCAAAGAAAGTAGGTATCAAAACCAGTGTTGCAAAAGAATTTAATAAAAAAGATAAAGGCACTAAACTTCTAAGCAAGGCTATGAAGCATAAGAAGAAGAAGAAAAAAACTAACGAAAGTAATAAACCAGGATTACCCGGAAATCCGCGTCCGGCTACAATGGATTTCGGAAATAAACCTGTTTTAACAGATCCCGATAAACCATTAGATCCTAAGTCTTGGGAATATAGAACACGTCACAGACCTACAACTTCTTCTACTGCAGGACGAGAGTCAAATGAAATTCAACAAGATGTAGATAATAGAAATGAAAGATTAACTCAAAACAGAAAAGTTAGAAAAAAATCACCTACCAGTAGCGGTACATTAAAAAATTATTTAAATAACAGACCACCAAGGTCTGAAGGAATAGAACTTAGCAATGGTAAATACTCCAAGTCCACAATGGAATCTAAAACTATGAAAAAACCAAAAAAGAAAGCAGCCAAGCCAGATTACTTAGACTTTGACGGTGATGGTAATAAGAAAGAACCAATGAAGAAAGCTCTTAAAGATAGAAAGAAAGCTCCTCCTTTTAAGAAGAAGAAAGTTAAAGAAAGCTTTTTAAACCGTAAACATAATTACGCTATTATTATCGAATCTTTAAAATATTTAATTAGTGAAAACGAAGAAGACAAAGCTAAAGATATTAGTGGTTCTGCAGATATGGTATCTGATATCACTAACTTTATGCAACGTCTAGGAACTATGCAAACTAAAACAATGATCGACTTGTCTGATAGCATTCGTAAGAATTTTGGTCAAGCCGAATCAGATGCTTTTAGAAATAGCATCGATCCTGCTCTTAAACAGGCACTAGAAGTATTAACTAAGGTTAGAGAATCTATTAGTAGTGCTGTTGCACAATTAGCAGGTGGCGAACTTCCTCAAGAAACTATGGGAGCTGAACCAGTTAATCCAGCACCGTCCGATAGTATGAATACTAGCATGACTGCAGGTATGAGTGACGAATTCGGCGCTAGTGATGCTGCATCTGGCGGATTTGATACCGCTGGAAGAGAAAAGAGAGAAAGTATCGAAAGATCTAAAGCTCGTAGATTATCAGAAGCTCATTCATTGATGACTAAATTATCGAAATGAGATTATTTGAACTCGAAGACCAACGAGGAGATATAGTTAATATTCTGGTATTGGTTTTACGTAATGCTGTCGGAAGAGGAGTGTCAGAATTGTCATATGACGCTATCAAAGGCGCATTACAAGACCAGAATATTTATATGAATGTTGATTATAAAACTTTTGATAATATATATCATCAAAATCCTCGCGCATTTTCAACCGTAATTAATAACTATAACGGTACTGGAATTGTACTTAATAAGTCCATTAAAGCAGCCAAGGATAGCGCTCCTGAAACCCCAGTAGTCTAAATTTGCTCTAAATCAATTTTTCTGTTATAATTAAAGTTATGACTACTCTAAAACCTCCACCGTTTGTGGAAAAATTCCAATACAAAAATTGCAAACAAATAAATGATCCTATAACACGTAAAAGATTATACGAAACGCCTGATGGAGAACGTATACCTAGTGTCACTACTATTTTAAGTGCAACTAAAGATATGACGCACTTAATTGAATGGAAAAAACGTGTAGGAGAAGCTAAAGCACAACAAATCACTACAGAAGCAGCCAGTGTAGGAACTGGGCTTCATGCCAATTTAGAAAGATTTCTATGTAATGAACAAAGACAACCCGGAAATAATCCAATACACATTAAAGCAAATGCAATGGCTGATGTTATTATTGAATACGGATTAAAATATGTTGACGAAGTTTGGGCAATGGAACAAAGTCTATACTATAAGGGACTATACTCGGGCACAACTGATCTAGTATGCGTTTATAAAGGTAATCCTTGTATTGCCGATTACAAACAAACCAATCGTCCAAAGAAAGCAGAATGGGTTGAAGATTATTATCTGCAACTCATGGCGTATATCATGGCCCATAACAATACATATGGAACTGATATGCGTGAAGGACATATCTTTATGGTTAGTAGGGGTGATGATGGAATGAAGCCTGGTGGAGAGGTATATCAACAGTTTGATCTACTACCAAAAGATTTTAACAAATATCAAGATATGTGGCTTGATAGAGTTGAAGAATATTACAAATTAACTAAGTAATTTCCGTAATGCCTATTTTGACACCAGTTTTAACTTCTCCGAAGTTCGATAAATATCTAATACTGGAGAGTTAAAATGGCCGTAATCGAAATAGCCCGCATACAAGTACGTCGAGGACAAGAAAATATTACCGGAATCCCTGTTCTTTCACCGGGAGAATTCGGATGGGCCGAGGACACAGAGCATTTATACATTGGCAAAAGTGTAAGCGAAGGTGCGGTTAGTAATAGTAATACTAGACTTTTAACCGAAAACGATCTTATCAATTTATATAACGGATCTATTACTAGTTCAACATTATATAACTTAGTCGGGCATATACCTAATGTTTCTCTTGCTAATACAGTCTCTAGATCATTGCAGAGCAAATTAGATGATGAAGTAAGTGTACTAAGTTACGGGGCAATAGGCGATGGAACTACACCCAATGCTCAATATTTTAGAGCAGCTATCGAAAGCCTATATCTAAACGCAACAGTTAAAGGGTCATTAGGAAATGAAAGTCTAGTAACACTATATGTGCCGGCTGGTGTCTATAATATCGAAACCACCATTTATCTTCCACCTAATGTTATTATTGTAGGCGATGGTCTAGGAAAAACAATTCTTAATCTTGTAACTACATCAATACCTTTGATGCAATATGCTGATCAAACCAGTATCCATAATAATTATGTAGTATTTGTTGATGGACAAGCTAATATATTAAGTGCTACTCGTCCTAATAAAATTATTATCAAAGATATGACATTGCAGTACGATACTACCCTAAGTGGTCCTAGTGGAACTTCTACACTTCCATTATTAAGAGCAGATTGTGGAGTTGATTGTTTAATTAGTGGCGTGCAATTCTTAGGTAACTATGTAGCAGGTTCCGGACAAATTGCTGACAATAATTACACCGGAATTGATATTAGAGGGCAAGGCTCTTTAATCACCCAAGATTTAATCGTAGAAAATTGCAGCTTTGATAATTTATATTACGGAATTAAATCTAACTATGATATGCAAGATTCTATCATTATAAATTCCAGATTTAGAAATCTAAATCGTGGTGTTGTCTACGGAGAAAGTGTAGCTGTAAATAATTTTACAGGTCCGTTAAGAAGCAGAATTGAAAATAATAAATTTTATTATATAGAACGTGAAGGTATTTTTGTCGGTAGAAATACTAATAATTTACCTACACATCATGTTAGTGCATTTAATATTTTTAACAACGTAGGCAATAACACTAACAATGACCAAAATCAAGTTACTCCGGTTATTACCTTCCAATCTCAAGGTAATACATCAATTTCTGATTATAATTCTAGATATGATACAGTTAATAGTACTACTACTAATTATGCATCAACCACAACCACAGTAAGTGGGCCTACTTATGTGACAAGTCCGGGCGCTTATGCCGGAACGATTATTGTTTCATCAAACCCGGTATTATTGTCTAGATTTCCATACAGTAGTCCTACTCAATCTACAATCATAGATTATAATTTAAACGTATCGACTACTAATAGATCCGGAGAACTAACTGTAGGTATTGACGTGTATGGCATAGCATCGATAACAGATAGCTATTCCTATTCGGGTCCAAATGATGGCGGAGTGGTATTTACAGTTAACTTAAATAATTCAACTAATTTGGTAGAGTTATATTATACAAGTCCAAATTATCCTGGTACGATTACTTATAGGTATACACAATTACAATAATGTTCAACAAATCTCCAGAAGAGAGATTGTCTATTTGGGCCGAATTTAGAAAAACATTGAATCACTGTGATCACCCGTTTGATGATGTTTCTGTATTTTGGCAAGACTCTCCTCGAATACTATTCAATCATAGGGTCGATCCTTTTAATAAAAAATCATGGCCTACCCCATGGGAAATTATCGTAGAAAATCGATATGACGATTTTACCCTAGCACTAATGATGGGTTACACCCTAAAGTTTACAGAAAAGTTTAAGAATTCCAAAATTGAGATTAAAACCATGGTTGATTATTCCAAGACAAAACTGTATAATCTTGTATTCGTAGACGACGAATATATATTAAATTACGATAAAAATAATGCTGTTAAAGCTGCAGATATTGATCAGGAACTATACGTTGAAAACAATATTAATGTATGACGATCCTAGGTAAATATTCAGTAAAATAAGTTAAGGGTTAAAAGTACATGATTACTGTTGTAAAAAGAAATGGGGAGAAAGTACCTCTAGATATTTCCAAAATTCAGAGGCAGGTAGCACACGGATGTAGCGGTATAGATGGAGTAAGCCCATCTATGATTGAGATTAAAGCTCAATTAGAACTACACGATGGTATGAGTACAAAAACTATAGATGAGCTATTATTAAAAGCTATGGTTAATCTCATTGACGAGAATGAGAATCCTGAAATCAACAATACCAATTATCAATATGTAGCAGGCAGACAGCGTGTTAGTATGTTGCGTAAAGAAGTATATGGAGAATATGAACCTCCTAAGCTCTATAGCATTGTTAAAACCAATGTTGAAGCAGGTATGTATACTAAAGATTTATTAAATTGGTATACTGAGGATGAATGGAATATTATTGACTTATTCATTGATCATAGCAAAGATGAAAATTACACATTTGCTGCGATTGAACAGTTGGCAGAAAAGTATCTAGTTCAAAATCGTGCCACTGGGCAAATCTATGAAACACCACAAGTTCGGTATGCTGTTGCTGCCGCTACTGCGTTTCATGCTGAGCCAAAAGATATCAGATTGAAACTAGTAAAGGAGTATTATGAATGCGCGTCAGAAGGACAGTTTACTTTGGCTACTCCTGTTCTTGCGGGCCTTGGGACCACTACTAAGCAGTTTAGTAGCTGTGTACTTATTAGTTCGGATGATACATTAGATAGCATCTTTGCCAGCGGCGAGATGATGGCCAAATATGCTAGTAAACGTGCTGGTATTGGATTGGAATTAGGTCGTATCAGGCCAGTTGGCGCTCCAATACGCAATGGGGAGATTAAACATACAGGATTGGTGCCATTTTTAAAGAAATGGTTTGCAGATCTTCGCAGTTGTAGTCAAGGTGGCATTCGTAATGCTAGTTGCACTGTAACTTTTCCCATTTGGCATGCACAGTTTGAAGATCTAATTGTATTGAAGAACAATCAAGGTACAGAAGAAACTCGTGTTCGACAGATGGATTATTCTGTAGTTGTATCTGCGCTCTTTTGGCGCCGCTATAAGAATGGAGAAAATATTACATTATTCGATCCACACGAAGTTCCGGATTTATACGAAGCATATTACCGCAACAGTCAGGAATTTGAAAAACTATATCTTAAATATGAACAAGATAAGACTAAGAAAAAGAAAGTTTTGTCTTCAGAAGAAGTTTTTAAAAATGGTATACTTAAAGAACGTACAGATACTGGCCGTATCTATCTTGTTAATATCGATAATGTGATTAATCAAGGTCCATTTAATTCGACAACTGACCCAATCTATCAAAGCAATCTTTGTCAAGAAATCTTATTACCTACTCGCCCATTTCAACGTATCGACGATGAATCAGGACGCATCTCTCTTTGCACATTGGGGTCTATTAACTGGGGTGCATTCCGTAATCCCGCCGATATGCGAAAGGCTTGTCGAATATTAGTTCGTAGTCTAAGTAATTTGCTTAACTATCAAGATTTTCTTAGTGTGCAAAGCCGATTGGCTAATAAAGAATTTGAACCATTGGGTGTGGGTATTACTAATCTGGCATTTTGGCATGCCAGAAAGAATTTAAAATACGGCGACCCGGAAGCACTAGCAGAAGTTAAACGATGGACTGAACATCAAGCATTTTATCTTACAGAGATGAGTGTAGAACTTGCTCGTGATCGTGGTGCTTGTGAACGAAGTCATTATACCTATTATGGACAAGGAATATTTCCTTGGGAACGCCGTAATAAGAATGTTGATGAATTAACTAATTTCGAACCAAGTGCTAATCTCGATTGGGAAGGATTACGTAATGATATGAAAACATATGGAATACGTAATGCTACTTTAATGGCTATTGCTCCGGTTGAATCGAGTAGCGTTGTGCTTAATAGCACTAATGGCATCGAGATGCCGATGGAATTAATTAGTGTCAAAGAAAGCAAGGCCGGATCATTTGTACAGGTCGTTCCTGAATATAAACGTTACAAAAATCGTTATCAATTAATGTGGGATCAAAAAGACTGTGTAGAATATCTTAAAACAGCAGCAGTATTAGCTGTATACATTGATCAAAGTATTAGTACTAATACGTTTTATTCGCCGAAACATTTTAAAGATGGAAAAATTCCTGCTACATTAGTTGCTAAAAACCTTATGTTGGCATACAAATGGGGGGTCAAAACTATCTATTATTCGTTAATAGATAAAATTGGCAGCAAAAATGTGTTAAATAGCCAAAATGATCGACTTTCAACTTCAAAATCTATTATAATACAAGAAGATGAATCGGATTGTGATTCATGCAAACTTTAGTTTAATGGTAAATACCAGTGCCGGTCGCGATACTGCAAATATCCACCGGCTCTATAACTGTAAGGAGTTACAGCAAATGTATTTACATAATATCCCTGCTTATGTTTACTATATCAAACATTTGCCGACTGGCAAATTTTACTACGGCTTTCGTTCCGCCAATATTAATGAAAAAAGGTTTCCAGAAGATGATTTATGGAAAGCGTACTTTACATCTTCTGTTAAAATAAAAAACCTGAGAGAACAGGAAGATAATTTTGAGGTCAAAATTGTTTACAAAAATACAGATGTCGAAAAAGTATATTGGGTTGAACAAGAATATATAAAAAATAATATAGATGACCCTTTATGCCTTAACAAATATTATATAAGTAAAGAAAAGAATCAAAAAATTTTTAGTATGGCAGGGAAAAGTCATTCGAATGAAACTAAATTAAAAATGAAGGGAAGGCTCCCTTGGAATACCGGAAAACATATTCCTAGAGGAACCCCAAGCTGGAATAAAGGAATTCCTACTCCAGATCATGTTAAGAAATTAATTATAGAAAAAACAACTGGTTTGAAAAGATCCAAAGAAACTAAAATTAAAATGAGTAAACCCAAATCAGAATCTCATTGTAAAAATATATCGAAAGCAGCATTGACACGCCCTAGGTTTGCCTGTATAGTATGCGGTAGACTAATAACTAAAGCTAATATTGAAAATCATAGGAAATCACATGAGTAAAGCACAATACGATTTTTCTCAAAAAACTAATTATCTAAAACGTACGATGTTTTTGGATCCAGCTGGCCCGGTCACCGTACAAAGATTCGAAGAAGTTAAGTATCCAAAATTACAAAATTACGAATCCTTAGCTCGCGGATTCTTTTGGGTTCCAGAAGAAATCAGTCTCACCAAAGATAAAATGGATCACAAGGAGGCCAGTGATGCAGTTAAACATATTTTCACAAGTAATCTACT